ACTTTGGCGGCACTAGTTCAACAAGTGTACCAATGAACTATTATAATCTTGGAGCTGCAAACTCAACTCTCTTTGCAACACAAGAGGGTTTTAGAGTTCTTATGTTTATTCATAATAACTTTGAAAATAGTAGTTACCCATTTCGACACCCCACTATTTATGGGATTACGTCATATGAGCTCCAGAGCGGTAGTACAAAATTAGCTAATTTTACAATAAAACAAAAAGGTACAGAAAGAATTGCTAGTTTGCGATTTGCAGCACAAGCTGGAAACGTTGATTACTATCGTGCTACCGTTCACCCATTAGCTGATGAATAAAAATTAGAGGTATATTATGGGAAGCTATACTATATTACGCATAAGAGATGACGGTGACTATGATCATGTTTCTATTTCTGATGCAGACCAGTCAGAAACAATTATTGGTGTAGTCGCTGCGTCTGAAAAAGACAGACCGTTTGGCAGATTACCTGACGATGAACAATCGTATATGGTTAGAACAATGCGTAATGACTTGCTGCAAGAAACTGATTGGTGGGCAAACTCTGATGTAACTATGACAGAAGCCCAGCGCACATACCGACAAGCTCTAAGAGATTTAACAAGTCATGCAAACTGGCCTCATCTAAATGCAGATGATTGGCCTACGAAACCGTAGGAATTAAGCAATGCTTGGATTCAGCCCATTAGCATCTAAGGCAATAGCTGATGATGGCATTGTTCGTTTTAGCTTTACAATAAACACTATTGTAATTGACAGCCCGACTGTTGATACACCTACGTTTAAGGTAGACGTTAATCTTACATCTGTAGTTTCTATTGGTTCGCCTTTAATAGATGTCTCCACACTTACTCTTAACTATGATTTTGACGCTGGCGAGTTTGTTATTAGCAGCCCAATCATAGGCAGCATAAGGATCGTAGGTGCACCTGCATTATCTAGGGTAGATATTGACGGAGCTTCTGCTATAAGAATATTAGATGTGCCTGTTTCATTGCTGCTTAACGCTGATAGTGCAACGGACACGATGCTTTTAGATTCTAAGTCTAATGTCATTCTGGATGGAGATGGTGCAACAGTTGTTATAATTGATGAATCAGACAACGACTTAGCGGAGGTTGCGTAATGGCTTTTTATATTAAACAGAATGATACACGCCCGATCATAACAGCAACGCTCATTGATGGTGATGGGTCTAATGTTGATTTAGATGGCGCGACTGTAGCTTTTAAGATGCGAAAACTTGGCGAGTCAACAGCTAAGGTTGATTCATCTGCTGCTGTTGCTGATGCTACAAAGGGCAAGGTTACTTACACATGGTTGGCTTCTGATACTGACACTGTTGGTGAGTATGAGGGTGAGTTTCAGGTCACGTTTGCAGGTGGCGGCATTCAAACTTATCCCAACAATAAATACATTGATATCGAAATAGTGGATGATATTGCGTAATGGATAAAAGAACAGTGGCATCAGCACATGAACGGATTGATGGTTTGGAAAAAGAAGTTGTTGCTATCAAGACGGAAGTAAAGATTCAGTTTAAGGATTTGTTTTCTCGTGTGAAACGCTTGGAAGCAATTATGATTGGCTCATCTGCTACAGTCATTGCTCTATTGTTGCGTTTGATTACGTCAGGATGATGACATGGCTATACTTGAGAGCATTATGGCTGCAAACGCAGCTTACTCGGTTATCCGTCAAGCTCTTAGTAATGGCAAAGAAAGTGCGGGACTTATCAGCGCGGTTGGTAAGTTCCTTTCTGCTGAAGAAGATGTAAAGGAGGCTGTTCAAAAGAAAAAGAACAGTCCTTTAACTGCAATCACTGGTGGTTCGGAAGGTGATTGGGAAGAGTTTCAACAATTAGAAAAACTAAAAGCTAAACGTGCAGAACTTGAATCCTATTGTCGTTTATATGCGCCCCCTGGCACATGGGATCGCTGGCAACAGTGGCAAGCTGAAGCACGTAAGCAGAGAAAGGCAGCCAAGATAGCTGCTGAGAAGGCCAGAGAGGAGCGTATGGAAGCGATAGCTACTGTGTTAGGCATTGGGTTTGCCTTGGGGTTTTTGGTGCTTGCTGTGTGGTATTTGGGTGTCTACTTGGACAAGTGGTAAAGTACATTGTGTATGACAAAGAAGGAAAAGTGATTATAATAACGACCAACAAACGAATAGCGGAGTACTACAATGGCAAGAACATTCGTTGACGATTGGAAAATCATCCCAAGATTAATGATGCTTGCGGTTACAATTCTTACTTATCAATCTGTTCACTGGTATATGGCTTTGCCTGATCCGACGAATGGTCAAGCTGGCTTGGTATCCGTATGTATGGGGGCATTAACTGGATGTTTCGGCATATGGATGAACGGGGAGTCTAACAAATGATTGGTCAACTTATATCAGCCATTGGTGGGTTGGCGACTAGCTACATCGATGGCAAGACTGCAGTGCAAAAAGCAAACGCAGAAATCAAACTGAAGCAAGCCACTGGTGAAATGGACTGGGAACAGTCAGCCATTGAAGCAAGCAAGGACAGTTGGAAGGATGAACTATGGACGATAGTTTTTGTCCTAATACTTGTTGCCAACTTCATTCCAAGTATGCAGAATGTAATGGCGGTAGGGTTTGCTAACTTGGAAACAACACCACTATGGGTTCAATGGGGAATGTACGCTTCAATAGCGGCCTCGTTTGGAATTCGCACGATGAGGGGGCTAAAGAAATGACTCGTGAAATAAATGAAATTATCATCCATTGCACAGCTACTAATCCTAGTTGGTATGCAGATAAAAATGTGAATGATGTAGTAGATGAGATTCGTCGTTGGCATACAGAAGAACGTGGCTGGTCAGACATTGGTTATCATTTTGTGGTTCACCGTAATGGTGGCATTGGAATGGGCCGTCCAGTTTGGCGCACTGGTGCGCACACTCGCGGTAAGAACTCAAAGAGCATTGGCATTGCATTGGTTGGTGGTCGTGGTGGCTGTTCAGATGACAGTTTCTTTGACCATTATACAGAGGCGCAAACTAATTCGTTGCGCACATTGATCGATATGCAGTTTGAAAAGTATGGCAAGCTAAAAGTTTCTGGTCATAATACTTATGCAAGCAAAGCTTGTCCTTGCTTCTCTGTCGAAAATTGGATTTAAAGTACTGGGGGCGGTGCATGCCCATTGCATATATAGCCCGACACTATAACGCCCCCACGATTTAAAATCCTGATAACTCTGAATGATGCACAAACTTGTCATCAAGTATTACGCTTTCACGTGGCAAGCGATAGCGGTACATACAGTTCCGAATAGCCAAGACGCTTTTCTCTAAGACATCAGCAATTTGCGCTTCATCCAAGCCATAGTTTAGCATCTTGTTTACCTTCATTGCTTGTGGACTGATCTTTACTTTTTCTTTGAGTAGTTTCTTTTGCCGTCCACGCTCTAGTGCAGTGGCTTGGCTTTTCTTGCTGCGCTCCATAGTGTTGCCAGTGTTGCTAGTGTTGATTTGTTTCTCTTGCTTTAGAGCTTTGAGCTTCATCATCATGGCGATTTCTTCTTGGCTTGGTGATCTGCCAAATGCTCTCTGAAAGTTATCGAGTGTGATTTCTACGTCCACTACATTTACCATTAGATATTGTACCCTTCTTTGCGTAGTTCCGTTGTGTATTCCTGCAGTTCTTCAATGGCTGCAGCTATTTGTTGATTGATTCGTGGTCTTGCATCGGTGCGGTAACGTTCATCTTGCAACTTATCCACCTGTTGACGCAAGTGTTTTAGGATGTGCTGTTGTGCAGGGTTTAGTTCTGTCATGTAAGTCTCCTAGAAAAAAGACCAGCCCGAAGGCTGGCCAGTTAGCGCGAGGCATGAGGAAATCTGCTATGAGCAGGCAGTGTAAGTTCCCCGCGCAGAGAACGTTCATAGGTTAGAACGGAATGTCATCCTTTGGCAAGTCACCATGCGCACTATGTGCATCATTGCGATCCATAGGCTCTGATATTTTGATGGACAAATATGCTTTATCGTCCTTCATACGCCGCCAACCTGCAATGCGCATGTCAGCTTTTGGCTGTGTGTATGGAACTTGCTTGTCGTTGGTGTTGTATAACATGCCAGTGTAATTAGGTGCTGCATCGTTTGTGCCTTCATTAGCAAACATTGCACCAACCTTTTCGTACACCTCTAATATCTCACGACCATCGCGTGTCTCTCGGCGCACGATTGTGTATCGAGAATCACGCCCATCGACATTGATCTTGCCTTGCAGGATCATCTTCATGTCATCGAACGGCGGGAATGTTGCGCCTGAGTTTGTGTCGT